GATGAAATCCCAAAGGGCTTGGAATGCGTCGACGATCTTGGCGATGTGATTAGTGACCACCGTGAAGGCTAACATCAGTCCATCACGAATCAGGTTGACGAAGTTTTCCCCGAACCACATTGCATAGGCCGGAATGACTTCCGTGAGTGCGTGCATGACAGCCCCGACGATGCCAAGCATTGTCTTTTCCGCGTAGGCTAAAACCAGATCCCACACGGTGCCAAGATTTGTCAGGATGACTTCCAGAAACGTAAACGCACCGATAACAACGTTGATTCCTTGAACCACTTTTTCTTTGACGTAGTCCATGATCGGGCCGATGTTTTCGAGAACGCTTGTGGCATACTCCGCCGCTGGTGCCATCATGCCCGTGAGTGTCTCCGCGAGTTGCTGCAGCCCCGCACTGATCAACACGCGAATCGGTGCGATGATGGCCCCAAAGGTTTCCATCAGCGTTCCCATTGCGGTGTCGGCTCGTCGGCCAGAGCCAGCAACGCTTGTTGTGTCTGCTGCCTGCTGTGCAAGTCCCTGATTTGCAATCGCGAGGACCGCTGCCAGTTTCTCCTGATTTGTCCGCATGAACATGATTTGCGGATTGAGTCCATGGAACGACTCGAAGTTTCCTTCGAGTGCCGCTTTCATGTCGCCAAGTGACTGTTCTGCGGTCTTTCCTGTGGCTGCTGCCAGTCCCAGAGCGGCTTTGGCTGCGTCGTCCATCGCTCCGGTTGCAAATCCCATCGACTGGGCCTGCTGCATCAGAGCCAGGGTCGTCTGGTCACTGACACCTGTCAGCTTTTCCAGATCCTTGGCGACCTGCTGCATTCCCGCCGATGCACCCTGAGCACCGCGAATTGCAAGGGTGGAATTCAGCCTCTTGATTGATTCCGTCTGCGCGTCGTAGGCTTCATTCGCTGCCTTCACGCCGCCCACCGCAGCCATCACAGTTTTAACAGCGGCCAATACAGCCAGCAGCGGTGCCATTGACGACATCAAAGAAGTTGTCGCGGTCTTCAACGACTTCGTGCCGGCTTCGAGTCGTGATAGACCTTTTTCGGTAGAGGCAAGCGCAGGGGCTGCTTGGTTCTTTCCGCCGATTACAAAGTCGATGCCGTTCGTTGCCATCAGTTCCGCCGTTTCGCTTGTTCTTCCTGGACTCGGTTTTCTTCAGACTTCAACAATCCTCGAAGTTCAAACCACCACGCCGACTGATCCAAGAGCCCACCAGCCACAGGCAGATGATGCTCACATGCTGACACCACGGAAATGTCCTGTATAAGTTCCGTTCCGATGTACTTCGACGGGCATTGCTTGACCGTGTACCAACCATCTTGGCAGTGCTCGCACTTCCCATCGCCACCGCAGATCGGACATTCGATCTCTGCGGGAAATTGTTCTGTAACAGTCTCGCGGCACTTTCCGACGCACGACTTGCACAGTTCGCCGCACCTTACAAGGGCAGCGACTCTGACTTTTTTTTATCGTCCGCCGATGGAACTGTGGATGTCACAAGGAAGCCAAACACCTCCATGAGTTCTTCCAGGCTCAGAACGTCGCCGATCGTATCCCGTGAAAACGGAGTCGGGATATTTTCCCAGCCCGTCAAGCAAACCGCAGCCGCGTCGATGATGGCATCGAACTGCGATTGAAGGCTTCCGCTTTGCAATGTATCCATGAGCCCAATCAGCTTTCTCTGCTGATTGAGCGTAGGAGCTTTTGCGAAGATCTTCGGCTGCGGATTCGCGTTCTCATCGCACGCAAGAACCATCGTCAGGCGTGCGTTCGGGTCGAGACTTCGAGGCATGTTTCAAATCAGTCAAAAGTGATTGTTAGTTCGGTATCAGCTGCACTGCCTTTTGTGGCTAGCCATGTCAGGTCGTCGGCCATCATGTCGTTTCGATTGCCCTGCTGTTTGTTTTCCAGTTGGGCTTTTGGGGCTGCGACAGTGATTGAGGTTCCAGTCACGCCGATCTGCATTGAGAAAGCCTGTGGGCTTGATGTCAGCCAAAGAGCGTCACGGTCTTGTGTGGCGACGAGTTCGGATTCAGGGTCTGCTGTGATGACCGGCTGACGATTCGTGACGATGGCGGACACAAACCCGCTCCGATCGGCTGCATTCATACACTCCCGCATGATCACGGAATTGCCGGCGTCGACTTCGACGTTCGAGGTACACAACGCCACGCTGTTCCATGTCAGCGCACCCGCGGCAACTCGCAGCGGAAGGGTTGTCGGGTATGTCGGGGCGATCAATGCTGTGTCGGTTTCGTTTGTCGAGTATTTGCCAGTAAAAGTGAACTCAATTGAGGCCATTTTGCCAGTTGGGGCCATAATCTTGAACGTGCCCATTGCTCCGGATAACAGGGATCGCTTGCCGTCTTTGTAGTGGCCGATGGTAATCGTCTTAACGTTGGTGCCTGGGCCTTCAGACAGCGGCGAAAACACGCCAGCGGTTGCAACCCATCCGCACGCTGGCAGCAGCACGCTGGCCCATGTCGGAACAGTCGTTCCGTCATACGCCATGTCCATCGTGACCGTGCAAGTGCCCTGCATTCCTTCCGCGATGCCCGGCAGATAATTGAACCCGCCTTGACCCTCGCGCCGCGTGATTGGAACGTTCGGCTGAATTGTGAAGTCACGAGCGTTGAACGCTGCCTCGGATGTTGTAAGTGATTCAGCGGTTCCGATAGTGGCTTCGACCTTGGCAGCGAAAACAGCTCGACGGCGTAGCAATGGCATTGTGTGTTCCTATTTCTTCACGAGCCCGTTAGCTCGCAGAATATTGAGGTTGATTCGTCGTTCCATTTCCTTGCTCAGATTCGCGTTGATCGTTTTGACTTCCGCTTCTGACAGGTCGTTTTTGGCATACGCCCCATAGGGCGAAACGCCTCGCAGTTTTATGATTGGATGTCGAGACTTTCCGACTCGCTTAAACACTCCGCCATTGAGTTTTGGAGCCAGCGTTCCCGGCCGTGGACCCATGAAAGCTCCGTTGATTCGTTTCCGTCCGCCCTGCTTTTGGATCTTGTAAGAAACACCCCGGTTGTCGTGGCGTGCTCCGAAGTGTTGCAGGCCCAATCGAACTTCTTTGGCCAGTGAAACTTTTGCGGTTGGCGTTTCTGCTGTCGCCGTCTGAGTGATCTTGATTGGCTTTTCCGCTTGGTCCTTTTTTAGATTGACAGTTTTTCGGATCTGTCTGCCGATGCTCAATCGCGTTTTCTTCGAGACTGAATTAACCGCCGCCGCCAGTTCCCTGGGGAGACTCTTGCGAGCCTTTCCCACGGCTTCTCTCAGCCGCTTGAGTTGCTTTGCGTCGACTTCAATTCCAATCATGCTCGCACCGTGTACGGGTCGCCTTCTGTGACTCGAAACGTGACAGCCAACGGAACGGCAATTCCGTCATAACTTCCATCAGAGACAACGGTCTGCTGTGCTCCAATATCAGCATTGATTGCCAGATCTCCGAACGTGTGCCATGTTGCCGCGTCGTTCACGATGGCTTTATGAATCTCCGCTTCCATGACATCCTCATACACCTCAACTGGCGTCGTGTCCTTTTCGCTTGGAGCGATGTGCACGCGAATTGAGAATGTTTGCTGAAACGCAACTGCCGGAGGATTGCCAGGACAATCAAGTTCAGTCACTCTGGAGACTTCGCCACGAGTCAAAACAATCAATCCATGCTGTGGCGTGTATGTCGCCAGCTTTGTCGGCCTGACGACATCCACGAACGAATACGCTCCAGCACTGCCGGACACCAACGCTTGTAGCCGCGCAAAGATCTCATCCGAGATTCGCGAGACGACAGGCGTTTGAAATGTTACCGACATATCAGCACCAGCATTCCAGAGTCATGTTCAGACAATAACTGGACTGATCGCTTCGTCGGTGTTTCTCCGATCCTCACGGCCAGCTTGATTTGATCGCCGCCAGTGTTGAGTTCTTCGCTGCTGATTCCCGTTGTGGAATTGTTAGCAACTCTGACTTCGAACTCTGGCACGATCTGTTCATCGGGACTGAATGCCGAAACCTGATTGCGTATCACGACGGCCTTGATGGTTCTGGCCGTCGCTGGTGCCCCGAACCGATGCGGATGGTACGTGACTGTTTCAGCGAAGTGATCGCTGTTGAGAAACACGCCAGCCGCATCAGTTACGATCCGATCTGCCAAACTCATGCTCGTTTGGCCGTAATCTTGACGTAGTCAACAGTGACTGCGTCGACGTTCGTATTTGCAGCCTTCTGGATCTGAATGAACGGCTGAAGTCCGCTCGTGTATCCAGCCATCGTGAACGTCGTTGACCGAGCAACACGATTGCCATCAATGTAGAACTTGATGTCAGACTTGTTGCTGAAGTCAATCACGAACCGCTTGAACACCGTGGCCAGTGCTGTCGCAGATGACACCGGAGCAGTATCGGTGACGTTGTCGTCGGTTTCGACGGTTACGTCAGTCGTGCTCGTGGCTCCAGTCATCGTGAACAATGCCAAGGCAGTCATTGAAGCTGGGGTGTCGTTTCGGGCTGACGCCATGCCCCAGCTGATCGTGGTTCCGGTAGTGCAGCCGGTCACCTTGACGCGAAACTCTGCACAAAGCAGATCGTCGATATCGAAGCTGAGGGCATCGCCGTGAGCAAGGCAAACGTTTTCCACTTCTGACGTTGCTGCCAGTGTTAGCACTGCGTTGGATGCGTTGCGAACGTAGGTCGGGGCACCTGCTGAAGAAGTGTCAACAACAAGCCACGGGGTCGCTGGGTCTGCTGAAACTGGAATCGTTGCTGACGCTCCGAAGAAGTCGTCAACGTACTCTTGAAAGTCCTGAATACCTGCCATCTGAATTACCTTTCAAAACGGATCATCGCATTCCGCTACCGTTGGAAATGCTCAAAGAACGGCGGACCACATGGCCCGCCGCGTTTCATCAGTCAGGCGATCACGCGCCGTTGTGCTTGTACAGACCACGGAAGTCGATTGGAGCGACTCCGAATGTCTGTCGAACCTTGTACTTGTAAACGTCCTTGTCGAAGTCCCATTCGTTTTCAAGAACTGGAGACTGCTCACCTTCGAGGAAGGTGATTTCGACGGTATCAACCTGGCTGTTGCTGGCCGCCAAGTACCAGGCTGTTGAACTGTTAGCGTCCAACAGTGGCTCAACGATGACCTTCAAAGGTCGATCGCCGTTTGGCCCGTAGATGTTCTTCGTGTTGCTGTTACCAGCAGCAGAGCCACCCACAGAAGGATCTGCGATAGATCCGAGCAACTGCAAAGCGGTTGCCGAGATTGCAGCAGGCACGATCAGGAAGGCAGGCTGGATGTTTAGGATCACATCCGACCGAATACCCTTCTTGGTCATCATGGAAATGAAAGCGGTGTTCAGCGTCGTCACCGAAGG